GGCGTGTGTATGACCCACCAATTGCTGGCTTTGCTGCAGCGGTGATTGACTGTGCGGCTTCGACCGTCTCGACGGCTTCCGCTGGTGTGACGGTGTTTTCCACTTCGTCTTCTCCTTCTGTTTTTACTTCAGGCTCAATTGTTGAGTCTGAAACTTCATCTTCGCCTTCAGTTGCAGCGACTTCAGCAACGCGCGCTGATCGAATTGCAGGTTCTGACGTCAATGCGACGCCTGTCAACTCCCCCTTCAAAATGCGCACTGTTCCGTCTTTTAATGTGTCGTATTCGTCAAAATAAACTTCAACGCTGAAACCGTCACGCAAACCTTCAGCCGCTTCAACCAATGCGTCATTGCCTGCAGTTGTTTCAGCAATTTTGAAAGTTGCGTCAATGCCTTGATCGCTTGACTCAATTGAAAGTGTTTTGCCAATGCGACGTGTGCGGTCATGTTCAAGGTTGAGCAAAACTGCGGTTGGTTCAATTGAACCTGCGGCAAATTGCACCTTGCCGATTGACGCGTTGCCAGTTTCCTCAAATGTCACAATGCGCCCGGTGATTGTGCGACTGTTTGAGTCAGCCGCAGTGATCTGCATTGGTGTAATTACTTTTTTGCTCATAGCAGCATGTCCTCTTCTTCTCTGATCTCGTCAATTGACATTGCGCCAATGCGATTTAAAATTTCGTACACCTGAGCGCGTTCGTATGGGTTGCCACGCAAGAAATCGTCAAGATCAAATGAAACGCGGTTTCCTGCAGGTGTAAAGTCCTGGAAACTCAAACGTTGTTCAATGATTGACATGTAATTGCGGAAAGCGAAGTCAACCAAGTCGCGACGCTTATCAAGTGCGTTTGCGTAAGTAAATGATGACTGTTGGCTATCTGTAAAATACGCAGGCAAACCGCATGCACGCGCTAATTCCAAAGAAACATAATTGCGTGCTTCGTTCAATTGCAAATTCTTTGGGTCAAACCCGACTGCTTCCATTGTTACGTCAGCATTCAAAAACGCAGTTGATTTATTTGCGCGAGCAGTACGCCACGCGTTCAAAATCTTTGTAACTCGATCTGCTGGCAATGATGTGCCGTTTGATTTCAAAACCATAAGTGGCGTTGGTTCATTTGCGAAATTCAATGAAGCCTTTTCAAGTGCTGCAGCCGCTTTGATTGTTCGACCTGCACGCGAAAGCAAGCCTTCTTGTGTATTTGGGAAAACAACTAGATTTGACGGGTCAACTGGTGTCCCGTCAATTTCATAACTGTCAATTTCTGTGCCGTTTGCATTTGTTGTGATTGAAACGCGTTCAGGTGCGACACGTTCCATTGCGCGAATTTTTCCAGTGTCTGCGTACCGTTCCATAACCCAGCCATAAGCAGAATTGTGGAAAAACAAATCTGAAATTATCCATGACCAAAATGTTGCGCCAGGGATACGCGGGTCAGGCTGGTTAATGACACGAGGTTGGGTTACTTTCTCACCTGTCGCTTCGTTGCGTGTGTGCATTGGCAGTGAAGCAATTGTCTGAATGATCGAAAGGGCACGTGCGACCGTTGGAACACTCATTGCTTCAGCGCGGTTTGCAGTTTGTATTCCGTAGAAATAGAAATTGTTGTTTTCTGTGAAATACGGTGCAAGCGACGCTTCTACGTCTAACGGCGCGGCTGGAACGGCAGCGGCGACGCGTGGCGTGAATAGATCAAATAAACCCATGCCTGAATTGTGTCAGGCTTATACGGTCAACCCACCATGATGTCAAGATCATTCTCTGGGCGTGTCGCAAAGTGTGTCACGAGCGCCGTTGCCACTGCACCGCACACTGTTGACTGGGTTGCACGTCTTCCAATGACCCAACCGTCACCGCGACGCAATTGAACCGCTGCCAACACTTCTTCAGTCAATTGGCTTTGTCCTCTGTGCTTCAGGCGATTTGAATTGACCGCAGACAACAATTCGTCACACGCCTGCGGGTAAGCGGTATCCATTTCGAAAATGGGAATGCCAGCAGGTGCAAGGCGGGCGGCTACTGCACCAGCGGTTTTCCTACTGTAAAGCACGTATTCGGTCGGATACTTGCGCGCGTACTCTGAAAGGTCGTTTGCAATTTCTTTGTCATCTAACTGGAGATTGTTTGACCAGGTGTGCAGCAACTTAACCACAAATTCTTCACCGCCCAATTTTTGCGCGCCGACCAGGCTTGCGTGCTTTCGATCAGGTGAAAGGTCAATTGCAAGCCAGGTCGTTTTCTCAACGTCCAGGTCTTTCGATTTATCCAGGCAATTACCCCAACTGGCAGCGTCCACTGCTGAGTTGATCGCCACAACCCAACGGCACAACACTTCAGTCATTACAACGTCAGGCGGGTCATTCAAAACGCTTCGTACGTTGTCCTCATGGATAGTGATACCCATTGCAGGGTTTGCGTGCCGTGCGTTCTCAACGCTGATTTCGTCGGTTGGCGCTGACCATTCAAAATAGCCGATTTCATCTTCAGCCCCGCCGATCTTAGCCAAAGCACGTTCCCGAAAGGAATTCAGCACGACACTGCTGGAGTCTCCCGCGTTGGTGTAACTCATTACTAAAGGGTTAGGTGCAGCCATAAGCGTATAACGCAACGAAGCAAAACTTTCAATGTCGCTCATTTCGCGCAATTCGTCCAAATGAATGGTTGACGGGCGAGAAACACCACGAGCAGCCGAACCGCCTGCCCTGATTATGAAACGATTGCCGTTGAGTGTTTCAATTTCTTCGCCGCCATGCTGCCAACGTATCTTCTTGACCTGTTTTGCCAATGCGTCGTTGCCTTCAATGATGTTGACCAATGACCTGAATTGTTCCAGCGACGTTGAAAGGCGGTGAGCCGACCCAATCTGCAACGGTTCGTCCCAAAGAAACAACCCGCCTAAAATTCTTATCAGTTGCAAAAATGATTTTCCATTCTGACGGGCAACCACAATGCAGTTGACTGGTGTTGCCCACCTACCGTCAGGCTTTACCTTGTGCGTATGTTCAAGGGCAAATTTCTGCCACGGCATAAGGTCAATGCCCACGTCAGTGGCTAAATCTATGAGTTCAAGCCCCTTCGAAGGCAAATCGTTCAGCGGTGTGTGAATTCTAGGCGTAGAAATGCCCAATAGTCGTTCTGTGTCCCTACCCAAAACCGTTTGAAGCCCGTTTGAGGCTTCTTTGTCCCTGTTTAGGTCTTCTTGGGTCGTCTCAGTCATTTTCGTGGCTCTTTGAGTCGTTTTTGGGGGAGATTAAACCAGGAAGGGTCAGGGGTGTCCGTGTGCTACTAAAAAACCGCCCCCCTTTGCTTGAATTGCATGGAGTGCATAAAGTCTGCAAATTCCACTCGTCATCTGTGCCCCCTGCCTGTCTGCTGATTATGTGATCAACTGAGTTGCCTTCACCACCACAATGCTGGCATGTGTACCCGTCACGTTGCAAGATACGTTCCCGAATGCGTCGCCACTGGCTTGTGCTGCCATTGTCTCTGAGTGCGCTTGCCATTAGTAGAACCCATGTTTCACGTGAAACTCCCACGCATGGCATGGTGTTTTATAACGTTTTGTTATGTACTTGATAGTTGCGTCAATCTGTCTGAATGGGTCTAAGTCCCTGTAATGCGTTGAGCGCATTTGACCCAGTCCATAGTGTGACCCGTTACGGGCAACGTATGACCACCTTGACTCTTTGGTGATGATCGCATTGAAGCATTGGAATTGCTTATAATCCAATAGCCTGGAGTGTGCGTACAACTTCAAATGGTCTTTAGAGTAGTTGGCAGCGTTGGCAGTATCTACCCCTTGCACTGCGATAAAGGCTGAAGCGATAAACACCAGCAATGATTTCTTTTTATTTATCTTTGTTTTACTTTCAAGATTTAATGAAAGAACTTCATTCTGTTGAAGATTGTTCAAAGGCTTCGTGTGTTGTATGCGTCCAGCGTACACCCCACCTGCAAGCGCTACACGCTCACGCAACGCCAATGACTTGATAACAACTTTATAACGATTTGATAACGTTTTGTTATAAATGCCCGTCCACATTGTGGGTTTGGCTTGTGGATAACTCATTGGTGACCCCAGCCCGTACCCTTGAAGGAAATGCCAAAGGTTGAGTAGACCCGACTCATGTTTGTTCCGCAGCAGATTGGTTGGTTTTCCTCGTGGATACTTCGATCCACCTCAACAATGATTTGGCACACCTGGCATTTAAACTCATAGATTGGCATTTGATGTCCCAACTAGCGCAACGGTCATTGACCCGCATGAGTTGCACTGTATCGTTTCCGTGCCTGGTGGCAATAGATCGGTCACCCTGACAATGGTTTGTTGTGTTTTCTTCTTGCACAATCGGCATTCAAATTGCAGTGTTTCCATAAGTACTCCTAATTAGATTTTCAATTGGCTGAAGATTGACCTGAGTCACCCACCAATTTGGCTGCTTTGAGTGTCTGTACCGTGGCTTTTGAGCCATTGCAACGGGTATCCAGCCCGCAATGAAATAATGCGGTGACTTGCCTGTCACCAGCACTGCAATGTCTGTTGGTCGGTCGTACTCGTGAATAATCAACTGCCCTGCTAAGTAAGGCGTGTATTTGACCTCAATGCCGTTGCCTACGTCAGCGCGGTCTTTGTATTTTGACTCAAATGGGTCATAGACAAGGTTGAAATACCTGGCAACAACCCATTCACTGGCGATTGTTTCTGCGTACTGTGCGACGTACTCAGGAAAATTCAACTGCGTGTCATAACGCTTCGCACCGTCAGGGCGTTCGTCAGTGCGTTCAATGCGTACCAATGCAGCCTTGACGCATGTCACTTCATCTTCATGGGTCAATTGCATTTTCATCTGCAAGCCCCACAAAACCAAAGTATTTTGATACCTGACAAATGCTTCTGATACCCAAACTCATCTAAACGTTGCAATGTTTCGCAGTTGTCGCAGCGTTCGACCTTGTACTGAGTTACAACTTCGCCGCCTTTGAGCAGCGTCGCAGTCATGGTCTGCGGGTTGATAAGTTCGCAATACTCACTCATTGGGCACGCCATTTCCCATTTGAGCCAAATACGTACCATTGCGGCTGGCATTGGTTTGCCTTCTCACGTTCAGGGCAGAAATAGCCAGCCCAGTCGTCGCCGTTTTTCTTCTTGCCAGTCTTCCAAAGTCTGTGACCGTGGTTGCACAATGGCGCTTCTTCGACGATCTGACCGCCCAATTGCCCGTCAATCTCAGCAATTGCGTCACGCAAGGTCACGCCGTCGGCTGATGACCCAAATGACGGTGTGCCTGCCATTTCCGCTTCGCCGGGCGTCTTGTAACTTGCAATTTCGCCGTGTTTTGTTGCCCACGGGTCATAGTCGTCAGCGGTTGATTTGGCTACCTTTGCGCTGAGTGTTTCCACCTTTTCCATGTCCTGGCGGGTTGGACGCTTGTCCGTACCCAACAACAACCCAATGCAGCGTCCAATGCTGCTTGTGACCGTGTCCTCTACGAAAAATTTCTTCATTTGCACGTTATAGGTCGCCACGTTTCCAAAGGCGTAGTCCACGGCTGAAGGCTTTTCGTCTTCGTACTCTTTGAAAATTTCAGTCTGAACCAGCACAAAACCCTTTTCAGCATTAAATTCAATGATGTTGTTTTGCACGCGTGCAGACGGGTGAGTTTCCCAAAGTCTTTTAATACGAGCGGCGACGTCTTCATAATTGTCCAGGAAGCCCGCCATTTACTTCACCGCCTTGTTTGCAATGTGACGAACCATTGCTTTACGACGGGCAATGCCTTCGCGCTTGCCTTCTTTGAACCCTTTGGCATAGCCAGCCGCAGCGGCTAAAACCATGAGTGAGATAACGCCAACCAAACGCCCCAATGTTGCAGGGTCTAATAGATCAAGAACCATTTGAATTTCTCCCGAATTCTAGGCGGTAACTGCTACCACCTGAAGTTAGGGTGACGCATGATTGGCGCGCCGTCAACTATTAGGCGTGTTTGTCGGCGTGTCTTGTGGCTTTTGCTTTGATTTGAGTCCATTGCCAGCCAACACACCAGCCAATGAACCAGTCAGGAAAATAGCCAGGGTTTTGAGTAAGTCAATGAATGCTGCGTCATTGGGCGCTTGTGCGCCGATTGGTTGAGTCACGAAAATAAGCGCATAAGTTATGCCGATTGTCACAATGAGAAAAACCATTGCCAGGGTTGTGCCAATTATCAAAATCAGTTGTGCGTGTATTTCTTCGGGTGATTTACGGCGTGCGGGTTTGTTGTACGACTTTTCCAATGATGTCGTCAGTGCATGTTCCAGTAGGGACGCACTGCGGTTTCTGACATTCCGCGTTTGTCCAATTTTCGAATTCCTGGCATTCATAGCGTGTCCAACCCTGGTAACCGCAAGCGGATAGCCCCAGCACTGACCCCAATGCCAGGGCTACCGCAGCAAGTTTTCGGGCTATTTCCCCGTTAACCCGAAACTCTGATCATTTGGGTTGAGCCAGCGCAAAATGACTGGTGCAACTGCGGCAACACCGCCCATTGCCAATGCCTTTGGATCAGTTACGCCTGCCATGTATAACGCGAGCGCTGCTGCCATGAATGAGCGCGCCCATGAGGCTACGACTGCTTTGGTTTTGTCCATTTTTTTGTCTCCTTCTTTGGTTTATCTGCCACCTTTGGCATTTCAACTGTTGGAAATTCTCCCTTGTAAGGGACAAATTTTGGAATTCCAAAACCTACGATTTCTTTACCTTCGCCGTATGATCGAACTTTCACCATAACCATGCCGCCATTGCGCTGGTCGCCTGTCCCGCTGGTGTTTCCTTCGATCGTCAAACAAGTCTTTGAGTCAATAAGTCCAACAACAATTCCAATGTGTGAAATGCGGTCAATGCCGTCATGAGGAAAATCCATGAATGCCAAATAGCCCAACTGCGGAATGTTTGACCAGCGTTGCATTTCCTTGAATTTGTGTGCGCCTTGTGCAGTGCCAACGACTGAATGAATTTTGACGCCTGCTTGTGCAGCACACCAATTGACAAATGAACCGCACCAGGGCAACCCGTTTGCCTTTGTAAATTCGCCGTACTTTGTCAGGTTGTTGCCTTCTTCAACTGTGCCAATTTCGGCTTTGGCAACTTCAATGAAACGTGGCGCAGTGCCTTCGGCGTAACTCATTCGCCAGCAACCATTGGTGTGGATTGTTCCGCTTCTGGGTTTTCTAACCAAGCCAAGTAGCGTTGGTAGTCAGAGTTAGCCTCGTCCATAGGAATCCACCACTCTTTGCCGTCTGGGTCAATTCGTTTAATCATCGAACCGCCAAGCAAAGTTGTAACTTCTTCATAAATTGGTTTCATCATAATTCAGAACTCATTTCTATGTAGCAACTAGCATTGTTGGAATAAATAGTTGTTGCGTTTCCTGAAACTAAACCTGTCGCTACAGTAATTGTATTAAAACTAAATGAATTTATGCTTTGCAACAAAGTCACAGCAGAAGAAGCCAAGAAAGTTCCCCCCGCAGCATTTATAGCCTTAAAATGTGTAGCATTTGAAACGGCAGTTGTAGGAACTACTCGCATATAAACTGGAAATGCTACTGTTCCGCCACCACAAATTGTTGCTGAATAAGATTGCCCCACTGCAATAATTGCCCCATCAATATAATTCTGCCGTTGGTAGTAACGCTGGCAAGCGGCTAATTCTCCTTGAAGTGTGCCTGTTGCAGTTTGGAAAGCGGTAGCAACTGAACCTGCCTCGACCTGTATGCCCCAAATGTCAATCACCATACTTGCAGCAGCACCGCAAGCAAAA